GAAATTGTTGGTGTAGTACATTCACATCCTTTTGAACAACCTACGCCTAGTGATGGAGATAAAATTGCTTGTGAGAAATCTGGAGTTCCTTGGTATATAGTCAATCCACAAACAGAAGTATGGGGTTACTGTGAACCCTCTGGATTTGAATTACCTTATGTTGGTAGAAAATTTCAGTTTGGAATTGTCGATTGTTATTCTCTTGTGAAAGATTATTTTAAAAAAGAATTAAATTTAGAATTGCGTGATTATTACAGGGCAGATGAATTTTGGAAAAAAGGACAAAGTTTGTATGAAGATAATTTTATGAATGAAGGTTTTAGAAAAGTACCTTTAGATGAGATTCAAAAACATGATGTTTTATTAATTCATTTAGAATCAAATTTGCCAAATCATGCAGCAATTTATGTAGGAGATCAACAAGTTTTACATCATGTTCAAGGTAGATTAAGTAGCAGAGATGTTTTAGGTGAGTATTATATAAAAAATACTGCTTTTGTTGCTAGACATAAATCATTATGAAAATTGTAAAAGTTTATGGAGAGTTAAGAAAAAAACTAGGTCAATCTAGTTTTGAATTAGAGGTTGACAACCCATCCCATGCAATA